ATGGTGAACGACTTAACAATGATCTGGCTGCCCCTGGCAAGGGTGGCAGAGATAACCGGAAAATCGGTAAAGACGATACGCAGGATGGTGAAGGAAGGCAGCATGGCGGCAGTCAACAGGACTGTATCCAGCGGCAAGACCCATACCACCAAAACTTTCGTATTCGTGCATGGTGAGTTGCTTGAGACCGAGATGGCTCACCGTAGAAAGTATGGTCAACAAGCAATCAGCCTTGAGCCGGAGCGGATGAGCTTCTGCTCCGAGGAGCGGGATTGCCTGTTTATCACGTCATATACGAAGGCAGGAGAGGCATAATGGATTCCTATGACGATTTCTTAGACAGCATCGACGTAGATGCCTATAATCGAGAAGCTGAGAAGATCATGTCACTGGTAAAAGCCGGGCACAAGTTTGAGTTCATTAGAAAGTCAGGAAAAGTCAAGAAGAATATCCAAACGGATATGAAAGTGCTTAAGCCCGAGCAATTGCCAGAACCGATACATGATACTCCTATATATAGAGAGAAGAGCCCAGACGTTAGTCTGGAACCGGAAACGAAGGAGCTGCTCAGCTTCATGCCGGAGGCACAGTTGTATGCTCAGTTCTGTGAAACGGTATTAGAGAGATTAGAGGATAGTGAAGCCCGGCTCGAGACCTGGAACCAAATCACAGTTGAATACAATAGCGGCAATCTGGTTCCGGAGCTGTTCAAGACCCGGGGAAAGAGAACTGAGAGATCGCTGCGGAAGTGGGTCGACCTTTATCTTGAGACCAACCGCAATATGTTCGCTTTGATTCACAAGTCCAAGAACCAGACCAAAGGACGCAAGGTTACGTATCTGGAACAGCAGTTCCTGCTTAAGCTGCTGCTGACTCCCCAGAAAGTGAAGATATATACGGCGGTTACCACTATTAAAGCTTATGCCCGTATGGGAGCCTTAGAATCTCCCAGTTCGATTCCAACCATGGTGCGCTGGTGCAATGACTGGAAACGGGACAACATGGCAATCTGGACTCAAGCGAGACTTGGCAGTAAAGCAGTGGCAGAGACCATAGTCAAGACTATCATCCGAGATTCCAGCCTACTGAATGTAGGAGACGTATGGGTGGCAGACGGTCATACCCTGGCTTTTGATATCATGAATCCCAAAACCGGGAAAGCGCAGCGGATGACGATGATCATGGTCTTTGACTGGGCTTCAAGATACCCGGTAGGTGCCTCACTCGCCTTTACCGAGGACAGCCAGCATATCCAGATCGCCTTCAGAAACGCCTTCCTGAACTGGGGAGGAGTTCCCAAGTACGTCTATCTCGATAACGGCAAAGCCTTCCGGGCAAAGCTCTTTAATGAGAAGTGGCAGGAACATGATTTATCCAGCGATCTGGCAGGTATCTTCCCACGCCTGGGCATTCAAGTAGCCTTCGCCGAAAGCTACAATGCCAAAGCCAAGGTGATCGAACGCTTCTTCAAGACCTTCCAGGAACTCTTTGAACGATTCATCGGCAGCTTCCGGGGTGCATCGATAGACGATAAACCGGCTACCCTGATGCGTAACGAGAAGTGGGCAAGAAAGATGTACGATGCCACTCCTCCTACCATAGAAGAAGCCATACAGATGATTGGCTTCTTCATCCGGAAGATGTATGGCGAAGCTCCACATAGCGGCTTGAAAGGTAAATCGCCTTGGTCGGTTTTTAGTGCCAATCCCGTACCGGAAGAGCAGAAGATCAAAGCTGACAAGCTCAACTTCATGATGATGTCCGCAATTCGTAAGACACTACGCAACAATGGTATTATGCTTAACAAGTTGATGTACTGGGATACGGAGCTGATCGGGCACATCGGCAAGGAACTGCTGATTCGCTACGATCTGAGCGATCTGCGCTGGATACTCGTCTACGATATGCAAGACAACTTCATCTGCCAGGCGGAAGTCCGCAGGTCGCAAGACCCCTTCATCTTGCTGGATAAAGACAATCCGATCTCAGCGGCTGAACTGGATAAGGAACAGAAAGCCAATAAGCGGCATCAGAAGCTGATTGCCAAGCGCACCAAGCAGATCGTCAGACAGACGCAGGAGGCGGTGGATCGACTGGTTAAGCCGCTGCCGATGGCTGAGGTGGAACACAATCCCACTTTTATCCAAGCTCCAAGCCTTGAAGCTCCTCCACCCAGTGCCGATCAGCTGATGGAAGAGCTTGATAAGCAAGTGCAGGCAACGCTGCCCAATAAGCTCGATCCTCCCAAGCCGCTTAAGGTGGAGGATGACGATGATGATGTAATCAAACCCAAAGAGAAGAGCTTCGAAGAGATGCTCAAGTTCATAGGAATCAAGTAAGGAGGAAGCTTGAAACAGAACCAACTCGTAAGAATAAGCAATGTGGTTGAAGCCGATCAGTGCGTCAACTACCTGCTCAATAGACCCAAGATGGAGATGGTCGGACTGGGACTGATCTACGGATTACCCGGTCTCGGCAAGACCACTTATGCCCAAAGAATGGCGTTCCAGAGAGGTTACATATACCTGAGGCTGGAAGCCACCACTACCCCTAAGTCCTTCGCAGTCGATCTGATCACTGCCTTGTATCAGCGGTTTAACCTCGGCTACAATGTCCCCTACGGCACTACCAATAACCTCTTCAAGCTCAGCCTGCAGATACTGGAAGAGCAGGAAGACATGGTAATCGTAATCGATGAGATCGACTATGCTTTCAAGCACGAGAAGCTGCTTGGTGCGATCCGGGACATCGTGGATGAGACCTTAACCGTAGTGATTCTGGTGGGGATGCAGAATGCCAAGGATCGGCTTTCCCAGATCAATGAATACTACTTCGACCGCTGCAACTCATTCTATGAGTTCAAGCCCGTAAGCCGCAAGGACATCAAAATCCTCGCCAAGGAAGTGCTGGATGTGGAAGTGACCGAGAAGATCGTGGACTTGATCCATGATTCGGCAAAGGGCAACTTACGCAAAGCCATGAAGATGATGCACTCCATTGAAACCGGAGAGCTAAAACTAAGCGAATCAACCGGAAGAGTAATCGATCTCAAGCTCGCAAAATGAAGACTAAAGATCTGGTACTCAATTTCGTAAGGCAGTTCAAGAAGCCGTTCACCGCAGAGACGGTCTCCAGCATGATAGCTCAAGATCTCTCTGTAATTGAGCCTGTGCTGCTTGAACTGCTGGCAGATAAGACGATCAAACTCATCTCAAAGAAAGAGGGCATCTATGTCTTGGCTGATCGCTACAGTCCCAAGGTTTGTTACAACCAGAAGGGAGACTGGAAGTTCGAGATGCATGCTGCATCTGCTCTTCTCGATCTTATCGAGGCCGGGCATTACACTTCCATAAGAAAGATTGCCGATGCCTTCGGTAGGAGTCGTCAGTGGGTATTCGTCTATATGGAAGCTCTGGCATCAATTGGATGTATAATGCTGGATAATAAGCACTATAAGGTTGTCAGCAGAGATAATCTCAAAGACATCGGCAAGCAAATTGAGCCGGGCATCCTGGGTCGGATGCGACCCTCAATCAGTAAAGAAGAGAAGCTCCGCAGGGCTGAGGAGAAAGAGCTTAGAAGGCAGGAGCAACTTAATCGAGCCGAAGCCAGAGAGCTGTTAAGCGCTACAACCGAGCAGAAATCCAGACTCATAGACGCATATTTTGAGTATCTGGTGAGTGGCGAGTCTTGGAAGATAAGCTTTAAAACGTATCTCAGACAGAACGGACTGGAATAGCAGTCCAAAGGACATTCTATGACACAGGAACTACGAGAACGCAAACTACGCCGAGAAATCCATGCCCTCAGGGTTAAGAAGTTCCACTGGCCCCTGGATGGCTTCAAACTCATTATGAGCCGTCTCGGTTATGGCGAATCGCTCCGAGCTCTGCCCGAAGATAAACTCAAAGAGCTGAAAGCGCTAATGATCAAGTATCGCAAGCATGGCCGTCCTAATGAGTTCACCTTTGACAAGCAGGGCAAGTACATGTTTGCCTTGATGAAACAGGCAGGATGGACAGAGAACGACCTAAGGGCATTCACCATAAAGCATTACCATAAAAGCCACTGGAATCTGCTCGACCCCAAAGAGCGCAGAGCGGTAATCGCCATGTTCCAGTCCTACATACGTAAGCAGAAAATCAATAGTAACATAGAAAATCCAAGGGAGGATACACATGAGTAGAAAGTCTACTACTAACTCAAAGAGTCGTACTCTAACCGATGCCCAAGGTCGAGAAATCTCTGTCAAAGTGCTGAATAAGGACATTCTGGATCGAGAGAAAGCCGTTAGTAAAGCGATGGAACGCGCACTCAAACTGCACGAGCACATCATCAAAGAAAAACACAGCATCATCAAGATAGTGGAAGATTATCTGAACGATGTTGCCAGAAAGAACAATGTCGAATGGAAAGGTAATGCTCTGCTGCTTACCTTTGATGAAAAATACAAGATCGAAATCCGCTACCGGGAGAAGATACAGTTCGGAATTGAGCTGCAGCTCGCCAAGCAGAAGATAGACGAGTGTATCAAAGCCTGGTCTGAGAACTCCAATGACAATCTTAAGGCTATCATCAATGAAGCTTTCCAAGTCGATAAGCGGGGTCAGCTTGCCCGTTATCGCATCTTCGCCCTGCGCCGCTACAAGATCAAAGACCCGATCTGGAAGGAAGCGATGGAACTGATCGATAAAGCGATCACTGTTACCTCTACTAAACAGTACATCTCTTTCTCCGTCAGGGATGAAGCCGGGAACTACAACAAGGTTGTACTGAACTTCAGCTCCTTGTGATTGAGTTGCATCCTTGCACATCCTAATTTGATCAAAGCAGAGGAGAAGAAATGATGACATTTGAAACTTATAATGCAGCAGAGGAGACCATGAGCATATTCAGAGATGACCGCAACTATCGACCCGATGAAGTGGCAGCAACACTCCGGGTCAACCGTACTACGGTGTATCGCTGGATCAAGGATATTCTCGATCCTCTGCCTGCCTTTAGAACCAAAGAAAACGGGCAGTTGCGCTGCTCCGGCAAGGACTTGAACGAATATCTGACCAAACACAAGGTGCGCCCGGAGTATGAGTAACGCTCTTGAGTTCCGCATCAAGCGGGAGAACTGCAAAGAAGCTTACCTGAATGGTAAAACCGATCCCACAGAGCTGGCGGTGATCTTCGGTGTCTCCGTAATCACCGTCCGCAAGTGGATCAAGTCCGGCAAGTGGGCAGATCTGTTCAAGGAAGAGCGCAAGCTTGACCATGAGATCAGTTTAGCCCGCAAGAGAGCGCTGATCCAAGCACTCAGAGAGTATGCCAAGAACCCGGCAGATACCGCTCTGCAGAGTTTGGTCTCACTGATCAAACAGAACCAGAAGGACTCCGAGCCATCCAAGGAACTGAACGACTATATCGTACGCTTCTTGGATCAGGTGACCGACTTCATGATTGAGAAAGGGCATGAGACCCTGCTCAAACAGTTTAACGGCATCGTAATTGATCTGGCGGAATACTTGAGAGTCAGAAATGCTTAAATACATACCTACAGCCTACATAGACCCTCCAAGCCTGACATCCTGCGCGGAGCTGTTGCCTCCTGCTCTGCGCACTTGTGCCAAAACTGCGGGTCCCTCCATGCCCGCAGACTCCGACGCCTGCCCCAAACAGGCGTCGGGGTATTTAAGTTATGTCTAAGAAGTTCCTCCAGCGGCATAACAAGGCATTGGCGGAGATCGCATCCAAAACGATCTCCGTCTTGCCTTTTATAGACGATAATCCTGAAGCCAAGACAGACAGGATAAGACGCACCACAGCAGAGGGCTGGGATGCCTTCTCATTCTTCTGTCATACCTATTTCCCGCATATCTTCCCACTACCATTTTGCCCAGCACATGAGACTATGTTCGATGAAACTGATAAGGGCTCAGGCATCATCGGAATCACAGGTTTTCGTGGGCTGGGCAAAACGGTACTCATGGGAGTAGTCTATCCCATCTGGAAGATCATCAAGGGTGAACGCTATGTGATCCATACTGCAGCAGACGTAGATCTGGCACAGGAACGCACCGCCTTCACCTTACATGAACTGCAGAACAATAAGCGGCTCACCATCGACTATCCGGAGCTGCTGCCAGTGGACAGCTTTGATCTCGACTTCTATCTCAAGAACAAAGCCAGGATCAGAGCCAGAAGTATTAAGCAGAGCCATCGTGGAACTATCAATCCTAAGACTGCCAAGCGGCCCGGACTGATTGTCTGCGATGATATCGATAAAGAAGAGAATATGGGTAACCAGTCCATCGGTAAGAGACGTATGGAGAAGATTACGCAGGAGCTTGCCGGAGCACTCTCACCCGAGGGAAATGGCAAGATCATCTGGCTCGGGAACCTGGTACACCCAAACTATGCGATCTGTCAGTTTCAGGAGCTCATATTAAGCGATTTACGGGCAGATAATCCCGATTTAGATACAAGATACCAGTCAGTGCTGAAAACGCACCAAAAAGCGATTTTGCGCTTCTCTCTCGAAGATATGCATGGCAAGTCCACCTGGGAGGCTCAGTACCCGACTGCCAATCTGCCAAACCTGAGAGCCAAGTTCGGGCATACCGGATATCAAAGAGAGATGCTTGGTCAGCCCGTGATCGAAGGTAACATCTTCAAGAACCACTGGTTCTCTAAATACCGGACCCTGCCAGAGCCCAGTAAAATGAAGCGGATCTGGCTCTATGCCGATCCTGCCTGGGGCGAGAAAGGCTGTTTCAAGGCTGTGATCTCCATAGGCTATGATGGTAATCGCTTCTATGTGATTCATGTCTGGATAAGGCAGACTGAGAATACTAAGTTCTTCAGATACTACTATGATGCTTATCAGGAGTTGGATCGCACTTACCGGGTGAAAGCCAGAGCAGCTTGTGAGACCACTTACGGACAGGGCAGAATATTGGCCGACTTTGATCGGTGGGCACAAGACAACCATCTGCCACCCATATCCCACAGAATCAAGCGTATCGATAACAAAGACAATAAGAACCTCCGCATCGAGAGAACTGAGACCATCATCGAGACCGCCAAAGTACTCTTTCCGGAGGGACAGGATACACCTACCCTGATCTCCCAGTTCCTTACCTATCCTGATGGCTATATTGATGGCTGTGATGCTCTGGCTGGATGCTTGGAAAGGTTCTCCGAATATGATATTGGCAGGAACAGAGTCAAGGTCCGGAGATTCTCTTTCTAATGAACTACTACGATAAGCTCATGCTTGAGTATTACCGGGTCCTCAATAATGCCTGGAAGACCGAGATCAGAGATGCTACCCGACTTGCCATCCAGATGTTGAGTAATATGCCCCGAGCCGAGAAGTTCAACAATGGCTCAATAGATAAGTCTATGAGCATCATAAACACCCAGTTGGGAGATGACTTCGCAGCACTGGTCAATGAGCCCACCAAAGCAATAATAGACCGCTGTGTGCGGCTTGGATTGAGGGACACTCAAGTGCAAGCACCTACTAAGACCAGCATCGGGCTCTGGGGTATTGAAGATTAGCATCTCTCTTCCACCATCCAGAAACAGCAGTTGTTCTGGATCGGTAATCATTTTGAAGCTGATGTCCGGCAGAGCTTCGCAGATACCCTCTCCAAAGCTATTGAGCAGGGCTATACCAAAGAGATGCTTGCCGATACCCTCAAAGACCAGTTCAGTGACCTTGCCAATCGCTCATCCCACTACTGGCAGGGCCTGGCAGAGCATACAGCCCTGAGAATACGAGAGTTCGGAAGGTTACAGGGTTACAAGAAAGCCAAAGCCAGATATTACAAGCTCGTAGTGATCCTGGATGATCGCACTAGTGACATATGCCGGGCATTGGCTGCCCAAGATAGGGTCTATCCGCTAAACGATGCAATCGAAGTAATGGACAATCTCATGGCTCTGAATACGAAATCAAACAGCCTGGATGATGCCCGGGATTACATCAAAGCTCTGGCACCTTGGATCAAAGACGATCAGATCGAATATGACTCGGAGATGAACCCGGTAGGTGTCTCCGGAGCGCATACTCCGTTTCCGCCGTTTCATTGGAAGTGCAGGACGACAAGCTCTATTCTGTAAAAGAAATTGAGCCCGATTTATCAGATCGGGCTCAATATGGCAATGTGATCCCTATTTCATTAGCATTATCTTCCTGGTTGATATGGCTCCGGATGCTTGCATTTTCACGAAGTATATTCCAGAGCTTACGTCACGCTGGTGCTTGTCTTTGCCATCCCACACTACTTTGTGGAATCCACGTAGCATTTCAGAATCGCATAGATCTTTTACCTTTTGGCCTTTCACGTTGTAAATGCCAACCTTAACCAAGCCATCCTTAGGTATGCTGAACGCGATCGTCGTGCTGGGATTGAAGGGATTTGGGTAGTTTGAACTGATGAGGGCTTTATTGGGAATCGGAATCATATCTTCTTCAGTTCCATTCAGCAATTCATCAAGCAGATCCCAGTGCTCCTGGTGTTTTGCTTTGAACACATTCCTATCGGGATAGATGTATTGAGTGTATTTGGTGCTGATGGGCTTCTTATTTTCGCTCATGGCAGCCAATTGCAGCACAATCTCCAGATTCATCACAGCGTGGAGAGAATCAACGGGACTTTCTGCATTAAGGATTCTCAGCTCAAGCAAGTCAATAGCTGTTTGAAAGGCTTCGGCTTGCAGACAGTTTTTAATCAGATAATCCTGCAAGTACTTGGTAAGAATGGGATTATCAGTATCGTATTGAGCAATCTTGGCCAATAAGTAGGATTCTGTTCCGGTGAGTGTAACGCCAGCTTGATCAGCAGTACGGTAATAGGCATCAAGGGCGTCATACAACAATTCAGCTTCGCTGATCTCATTCTCATTCAGAATCGTTTTATACGTATCATTGGCGGTCAGGTAATTCCCGGCTAGTTCCGCACTCATAGCCTGAGCCATCCTTTCGTTATTTTCCAAGTAAACGTTTGGCGAAGGATCGTAATAATTGCAGTAGGCGTAATCTGAAGGTGTGCCAGGACTGCTTATTTTTGCAACACTGTCCTCAAACCAATTGTAACTGGCATTAATGGGACTTTTAAATAGACCACCAACGTCCCAGTTTGCATCGAAATGAAAATCCAAACTTAGATTGAAGGGACCAGGATTCTTATGGTAGAAATCATTATGGCCTCCATACAGCTGGACTCGGGCTGTGTACGAAGACGTATCTTGGAACTTCAGATTTTCATATTCTGCCTGATACAGGTTTTTAGCTGCATTTCCCATATTCAATATCGAGCCGGCATGATTCAGGATTCCTGTATCTGTGTAGAATTTGTTATAGGCAACCCGTTGGTTTGAACCTCTGCTTTCAATCCCAATATCTCCCAAACTGAAGGTAGAATCGAAGATTCCTCCAGATTGGGCAGTTGATAGCTCTGTGCGGATACCAATATCGCAACTTGTAAAATCGCATTCCACAACCTTGGGAGAGGTCACTTCAAAATACGCCCCCAAGTCATTCTTAAAGAAAGTACAGTTTCGGATTAAAGGCGAATACTGAAGTCCTATAAAATGCATCCCAGTGCTGTTCTTGTTGAAGTGGCAGTATCGAATGGTGTCTCCCAAGGCTGGGTTTGATCCATTCGCTAATCCTAACCACAGATCTTCGAATACTACACCATGTAAGAATAGGTTGGCATAGGGATTATCATAGTACAATCCAATATTATCTGTCCCTGCGCCATAAAAACCCTTGTTGTCGGTTGACGCGGTAATTCTGATACTTTGGCCTGGTAGTTTGTTTGCAATCGATAATCCAACTCCATTTGTTGGAACATTGAATAGGCAATCGGCAAGCAGCACTTGGGAACCTAGCACCTCATTATAGTCAGCCCCAGAGATTGTAGTATTAGTCATAGTCACTATCCCGGCATTTGATATCCGCATTCCTTGCCAAGTTTCACCATCATCTGTTTTCTTAAGGATAGTGTTGGTAGCTGTGATACCAGAATCATCCACCAGCAAAATAGAATTATCACCCCAATTACAGGTAGCATTGTTGAATACAATAGCGCTTCCGTCTTCCACAATGATCGACACATTATTAGCGATCTCCATTGTACCGCTGATATTCAGAGTAGATCCTCTCTTCACCCGAAGGGTGGAATTGGCAAAGATATTAGTGGTAGTTCCTGGATGTATAGTAACCTCTGCTCCTTGGTCGATGGTTATCGAACCAGATAGATAAGCGATGTTCTTAATATCTGCATTGTTTGTTACAAGCGAAGGCAATGTGGAACACATTTGCAGCAGCTTGCCATCTCCGGGACCGATTTCAACATTAATCTCGCCTAAATCAGTTGGGAAAATTGAATTATCGTATGCATCAAAGAGGGCTATATGAGTACCAAAAACGTTATGGCTGTCTGCATTTGGCTCGAAACAAACTGTTTGGAACTCAGCGTCAGTAAAACTATTATCAACAGGCAACTGAACCACTTGATTGGCTGGAATAGTTTTATACACAGCGCGTCTATTCACTAACATAAAGCTGGGGGAAATATTGCTTTCCCGATAATAACCACATTGAACATATCCTTCGTAATGACCAATGTTGCTCTGAGATACTGATAGATTATCCAACTTGAAGTCAGCTAAATTCAAACTTGGGTGTGAACCATCCACCATGATAGAATCAGCTATACACCAATCAAGATTTCTGATTATTGGTCCGTATTTGGCAATCTTGCTATTTGCGTCCGTGAGGTAGGCAAATGCACTACTCTGGGGATCTATGGAAAGGTTTGAATAATTGGGGTCATGTTTTAATGGGGCTATTCTATAATAGTTTCCATTAAAGAGATAATTTGGGTTTGAAGCTATCGCAAAACTAAGAATCCCATCAGCAGCGTAACACAGTGGCAACATCTGCAAACACCTTATCATTGATCTTGGAGGCATAAAATATTTCCATGATGCTGTACCACCACTCGTGGTAGGTACCCTTTCTCCAAAGATCTGTGGTATGAATATCAGTTCTTTATCACTATTTGCTGAGTTTTTTTTAATGCTTTTTGCCAATTCGAGATAATGATTGATCGTGATATCTTGAATACGCTTCTGCACAAATCTAGCGTCACTTACTTCATCATTCCATTTGATCAAGACCGAAGATGAAAATTCCTGTAATGGATATGAGTCCAATGCGATAATATTGGGGTTAGCTTTTTGTAAAAATAACTTGTAGTGATTGTAATTGGAGTGCCCATTCGGTTTTTTTAACCAAGGATTCTCCAGATGAGTCGCAGTGATAACTTCCTTGTCCTGATAATTCATAAATTCTTGAATTGTTCCGTACATCTTGAATTGACCTTGAAACGGTTCATCCATTAGATAATGATAGAGGATGCTATTGTTGGTGTCCAAAGCATCAATTTGATTCAGTCTCGATTGGAGCCTGCCCCAATAAACATTTGTAGCTCTGTTGGCATCTATGGTGCGCTGAAACTCGTCCTGCATTGTGAGGTAATCAATCTCTAAGCGGCCATTACCATGCCAATATACTTGGGGATTTAAGTGGTAAAAGAACTCATTTCCTCCCATCAATTGCATATACAAGGAAGTAGAATCTGTGCTGCGTGGAGGCAATACTATGTAATATTCAAAAAGAAGGTTTCCGTAATCATCTATATCAACAGCTGGATATTCTCGATTGAATATCGTTGTGCCGTATGCGGAAGGATTGGTCGATATTAGTGGAAACTCATAATAATCGGATTCAGTATAATCATCCCATTCTCTATCCGCACTCAAGTTAGTATATTTCAATACTTTAAACTTAATATCTGCAACTGGTATATTTGGTGTTTCCCCTTCAAAATTGAGTGCCACAGTCAAATACAGTTTATTCTCCTCAAGTGCATTAACACGAAACTTCAGATCATAACCAATTGTGCGCGGATTATCCCTATTGTCAGGTTTCCATCTGAAACGAGGATACGATAAAGCCGTACCAGCAAGGTGGTCTGATTCAGCATCACAAACCCAAGCATATCCGTTTTGATAGTTTTGGGCTGTGAAATCGTACCCTGATAACTCGCCAGTATCGTGCTTGAAAACACTATTATAAGAATCATCTGCGGTGTTGTCGGCTATGGGCAGAACATCGGGAACAAAGGAACCATTTTCGTACTTCAACTGGTATTCAGCCTCCATTTGCAAATAATTGCCATACAGTGAAAAAGCTCCAATCTTGTTATTAGCAGGTCCAGTATTCCACGAAAAATCGGTTAGGATCGTTCTTACCGACTCATTACCATCATTGTGAAGAGCAGTCAGGGCATTTCCAAGTCTACTGGTTGAGAAGTTATCCTCTTCTTTTATTGCGAAGTTTACCGCGTTAAATCCCCCATCATATAGCTTTTGCCTAAGACTTGAAAACGCAGTTTCAGGATTACCAGCATAATCTATTCTCCACTGCGAATATGCTCCAATCAAGTATTCATCGGCTTCCACACCTGAGATGCCGATAAAAAAAAAGGCTAATACCAGCATGATACATGTTTTTTTTCATGATAATCTCCTATTTTAGTATGCTTATTCTTTTTGTCGCGCTGATCTCTCCTAAAGACACTCTGCAAATGTAAACTCCTGCAGGTAATTGCTTCAGGGTTATATCGTGTTCAATTTTTGATTGATGAACAGGAACTTTTGCGCTATACACAAGTTGTCCCTTGATGTTGTAAATAGATATGCTTCCCTCACCATTAAATGCTTGACCTTTGGTACTTACGGATATTGATATTACGCTGGCAGTAGTGTGAACCGGATTAGGGCTGATGCTAAGGTATAGCTGATCTGCCACTCCAGGAATCAGCGGATCATCATTGGCGACAGTTGTATCCTGCAACTGGGCATTTCCTCCATAAATCCAGAGGTATCCTGGAAAGTTGGGCGCATACGAGTCAGGTTCAGGTTTATGGGCTGCAATAGCGACATCGCAAAAGCCATCGGCATTGAAATCTCCGGTAGCAATGCCATAACCGAAGTTATCGAAGTTTGTTCTGGATATTATCAATTCTGAATTGCCATTCATCTGCTCTGAACCCATCCAGACCGAGAATTTTCTCTCGTGATAAGTTGTACCAACCACATCATCATAACCATCTCCATTCAGATCCCCATATTTCAGGCATCTCGAGGCCTCGTCACCACTCCAGCCGGGAGTAAAATTGAAACTGGGCATTCCGTAATCCATGACTATTTCTCCCAGCCAGGCATGCATGCCCGCGTTTGAGTAATAACCCATGAAATCGTCATAGCCATCACCATTTACATCCCCAATCGGCCTACTGTCCTTGGTTATGGGTTCTTGTGTTTGAATCAAAACATCGGGGTCGCTAAGATCCCGCCCGGGGTTCCCGTGATAGATTTTGATCATGTGATATCCAGTATCGGGATCCGGATCGGTAAAGCCTACAGTAAAATCTCTGTAGCCGTCTCCATCAATATCTCCTATTCCGGAGATTGAGCTTATAGCATTATTGTAAGCATATTCCAAGACAACTTGCTCTTCATAGTTGCCGCCCCACATAATAGTGAACTTCTTGATATAAGAGGGCTGTCTTAGTATATAGTGTAAACCTACATCGTCATAACCGTCGCCGTCGAAATCCCCCATATTGCTGACACGTAGCACTTCATCATTGTACGAGAATGAGATCACATGATCCGGATTATCCAGACTGTCATTACCTCCATAGAAGAAGAGCAGTTTCTCATAACTCTCATTCAAAGATATGTGGTCAATTACGTAAACGCATAGATCATCAAAGCCATCACCGCTGATATCGCCGACTTTGAAGATGTAAAAAATCCTTCTGCCCACGCTATTGGCATAAGTGCCTTCAATGGTTACTGATGCAGGTGTAGTGGAACTGAAGTCCGGCCCCCCATAATAGATATACACTTTCCCGCGGGAACCACTCACTCCTGCTGTATAACCGTATGATCCTGATAAAACAACTAAGTCAGTATATCCATCATGGTTAAAATCCAAGCTTTCAACAGCATGTCCAAAACCCGAATAGTGATGCTCGCCCTGAAATTCCGCAATTATCGACATATCGTTCGTGGCAAATAGCGGGGAAAACAGCACAGCCAATATCGTGAGCAGCAGAATATGTGTTTTCATTATTTTCTCCTTACTTTATGATGGTAAATTTCTTAATAGTAGTATGATCGCCAGTCTTTGCTCTGCATAAATACAAACCTGATGTATAGTTGGAAAGATTAACTGATCTGACCAATTCATTAGACGATATGCTGTTGACTTCTGTACGATAGATTACTTGACCTTTAATGTTGAAGATTTCGATTGTTATGGGCATTCTTCCATTTTTTTCCAATCCCGATAGCGAAATCTTGATCTCATCATTAGTTCGTACGGGATTGGGACTCAATCTCATATGCAATTGATCTATTAGTTGTGGCGCAATGGGATCATCATTGCCGACCATTCCGGGATTACCGCCATAGATAAATACATACCCTCTATAGTCATGGTATGGCCATGCACCCTCCTCAAACGGCGCAGAGACAGCAATGTCATCACATCCATCACCATTAAAATCACCAACTGCAACATCATAGCCGTAGTTTTCGAATGTATTGACTTTCTGCCAGTCTGCAATTCCATCCATATTTTCTGAGCCCAACCAGACGGCAAACCTCTGACCCTGATAAGTGGCTCCGATTACGTCACTGAAGCCATCTCCATTAAAGTCACCATGTTCCAATCCGCGAAGTTGTGCATTTCCAAAATATCTTGGATTTAAGCTAACGCTCGGAGCCGGTGTAAGACCGGTATCGGTTCCGAGCCAAACATTCATTCCGCGGCTGTCAGAGTATCCCATGAAATCGTCGAACCCATCATTGTTCAAGTCCCCAAGTGCTATACATTTTCTCGTGATAGAATTGGCTGTGTGGACAATAAGCGTATAATCAGAAAATAGTCTTTCATTGTTTCCATAATACACGCATACGGTAGAGAATTGATCATATCCCTGTTGCTCACCAAGATATCCTATGGAAAAATCATGATATCCATCGCCGTTTATGTCGCCAATACCAATAATTGAACCGTCAGGAGCTCCGCTTTGAAAGTCTAAACTAAGTATGTTTTGCCGGGTAAAAGATCCTCCCCACATGATATCGAAATAGGCATAGTAGTTTATCTGATGGCAAATACCAACATCACCAAAACCGTCCCCATCAACATCGCCAAGTTCGAACATATTATAAATGGTTACACCGGGTTGAAGATACTCAATCCTATCAGGGTTTGTTAAATCGCTTGTTCCACCAAAGTAAAACATGAGTCTTACACTTCCGACGTCTGGGTTTCTGTCTATAATAATGAGATCGTCAAAACCACCCCCGTTTATATCACCGGGATTTATGATTGAGCCAATTCTTCTCTGCTCACCTTCGGGGTAATCACCCTCCAAGCTAATGTCGGGTTCTGATGCTGAGCTAAACCCGGGGCCACCAAAATATATGTAAACTTTCCCCCGAGATGGGCTTTGTTGATACTGATATCCATAAGATGCAGAATATACTACTAAATCATCGAAGCCATCATGGTTAAAATCTAAACTTATGATTGTAAAACCAAAAGAAGACATGTTATGCTCACCCTGAAGTTGCGACAGCAGAGGCATGTCATTTAGGGCATGAATAACATAGACGGGCATCACTATTAAAAAGAAAGCTAAAACAAATCTGCTCGAAACCACCATTCCTCCTGAATTGATTCTTAGCCTATAAGTTAGTTACTTATTCTAACCAATAATAACACTTTGGTGTTCAGTAAACTTATTGGGTAATATCTATACTAAACATTGATAAACCCATACCCTGGCAGGCATCACGCTATGTTCATGATCATGATTTTCAATGCAATGGCCATCTTATACCATAATCCTACTACCTCTAAGTTAATCAATGATGATAAAAAAGCAAACGGAAAAGAAATATATTTATTTTCTGTCTCATCCTTGCCCATCCTGATTTGTCAGCATACAGGGCAGTGCTTTCCTGGCTCTGGATCAATGATCACATCTGTAACCAAGGAGATAGCATGACCGAAGCGTTGATGAACCGAATCAAAGCTCAGTTAGTCAGACACGAAGGTCTGCGACTGAAACCATACCGCTGTACTGCAGGTAAGCTGACAATCGGTATCGGTCGCAATCTTGATGATTGTGGGATATCCCAATCCGAAGCCTACATCATGCTGATCAATGACATCATGAACTGCGAGAAGCAGCTTCAGCAGAAGATACCGGATATCTACAATGGTCTTGATGAAGTCCGTAAGTCTGTATTGCTCAATATGTGCATAAGCATCCCACAAAGCCGCTTCGCTCCTTTGCGAGAACCCTGCTACCTCGGCATCAATGGTCTGCTTGGCTTCAAGAATACTCTGGCTTTCGTGAAGGCGGGAGACTGGGAACGAGCTGCCAATAACATGCTGGTATCCCGCTGGGCAAAGCAGGTTGGTCGCAGAGCGATTGAGCTATCCGAACTGATGAGGAAAGGCAAGTGATACCGATCCCGGTCGAGACTATTGACCTGTTGGCAGTGCTCAACCTGCCCAAGGAGATGACTGATAACGGCATCTTCAAAGAGCATAAGTCTATTGTCTTGGAGACGATCAGAACCATCGTCTTGTCTGAGCATTACAACCGTGCTATCCAGGATGATATACCGGAGGAAGAGCCATTCCTGGTCTCTTTTCGTTTTGGGTTCTGTTTCCTGATGCTGCACAGCACAGTCGAGTTTCTCAATTTGAAGACCCTGGGCGAGGGAATAGTGAAGACTGTAGAGATTTGAGACCAGTCTGCCACCGAACTGCTCACAGGGAGCGAAATTGACGCATTCAAAGCTAATCTTGAGCTAAGAGCACTGACCGGGCTTCGTGACTATCTCAATCCTGCTGGTATGCAGAGGTTGGATGAGCTGAAGCCCAGACCTCCAAGAGTGATCCGGGTGGGAGTGATCTGAAATGAATAGCACGCAGATTACGCAGATCGAACGGATTGACGCAGATTTTTATATGTTAGTGATATCCTGTTGGAGTGCCAATGCCTGAGCAGACTTCCAACACCATTGATGAGATCATGATTGAAGTTTACCGGGCTATCTACAGTGCCCTGGAGAGCAGACTACATCTGATCGGGAGTGTGATCGATGCCGAGTCCCGCAAGGAGATACTGGCACAGCAGATCTACGATAAAGGCGACTTCTACGGCAATACAGGATACTTGGTCGAGACCAGTCCTGATGCTATGATCCTCAGAGTAGGCTCCAACGTACGTCACGAGCCATTTGTATTGGGTGGCAAAGTGCCTTCCTGGACTCCGATCGCTCCACTAATCGCCTGGGTCGAACGCAAGCACCTGTCTTGGACTGATAAAGAGACAGGTAAGCTGCTGACCGTAGCCGAGATCGCTTATCTCATCAGGGGCAAGATCAAGCGGGAAGGCATCGCTGCCCGTAATGTGTTCGCTGAGGTTATCGCCAACCGGGAGCAGTGGATATACCAACAACTGAACAGCATCGAGGTAAGTCTATGACCGCACATGAGAAGTTTATCGCAGACCGGAACCGGATTGTCGATGCTTTGAAGTTTTCTGACATCCCCACCATCCAGTTCAACAAGGATGTTATCCCTAAGCAGTTGCCTTGCGCAATCGTGATTCTGGACTCGGAGACAGGCAAGAATGGTACATCCAGACAGTATGTGAGTACTGATCTGGCATGGACAGTCTTCCTGATTGTCAATGCCCAGAATGTATCTGATCCAGATTCCGACTTGTATCAACTCAAGGAGAAGTTCCGTTCTTTCTACCTGAAGCTGATAAACCGGGACCTGCCCAGTGTGGAATACTATACCAGCCGCATCGATGGCACCCGGTTAGTCAGGATAGCCAAGATCGACCTATTCAAAGCTGGAATGGGAGCATCTGCATGAGAGTAATGCGACTGGGTGGATATACCCTGGCTATCAGCTCTGCTACTGATCTCCTGGAGACTAAGTACAAGCCAGAGCCGATTGACTTATCCAAGTGCAGCCGGGTCGGGAAGCAACTGATCACCAAAGCAGCCGAGACCAAGAAAGTAGTCTCCCAGCCCTATTCAATGAGTAACTTGCTCAACCTCATGGATACCGATGAGTACCACTCCGGTTGTGTGGATGCTCTATCGATGGCAACTGTGATGGAGTTCGACTGCAAGAACAGCCAGGTCAAGTCCTGGATGGAAGCAGCCGAGTTCCCCGCATGTGAAGACCAGACCACTATCCTGGCTGAGCTGATGAAGTTCTACCTCGCTTGTGGTAATGGATTCTTGATCAAGATGCGTAACGCTCAGGGACAGTGGATGGGTCTGGAACGCATGCTTCCCAGTGAAGTGCAGATCGTGGAGAACTATAATGAGTTCGGCTTCTTTCGCCCCAACTATATCCAAGTGAAGAACAACCAGAAGAAGGACTTTGCCTATGCCGATATCATCCACATCAAGAAGAGCACCCACAAGAGCAATGCCTGGAGCTTAGCCTGTTTGCCAATAGCCATCAATGTCGAGATACTCTCTGAGATCAAGACCTTTGATTACAACAACTTCAAGAACGGTCTCATGATCGACTATTTCGTAATCGTGGAGGGCGGCACTCTCAGAGACGGAACCGTCACTGACGAGCAGGGCAATGAAGTGCTGACCGATGCCTATACCGAGATCGAAAAGGCACTTACCGAGGTCAAAGGCAATACCAAGAGCCATTCTACTGTCCTGATCGAGAGTGAAAGCCGGGATGTGAAGATACGCCTCGAGCCACTCAGACAGCAGGATAGGGAGGGTGGTTTTCTGTCTCTCAAGAAAGACCTGCGGGAAGGCATCCTCGCTTATCACCGGGTCCCGGCAAGGATTGTCTCACAGCTTATCCCAGGGCAGCTTGGTGGCGATAACCGCAGTGATATGGCTATGTTCTACCACTTCGTTATCAAACCGCTTCAGGAGCGTCTTGCGCTGACTCTGGCGATTGAGTTCAACTACGAGTTCGACTGGAAAGTCAAGCCGGATGACTTCAATTTCGGTAACCTGACTGAGACTCTGCAATCCGATGATGAACGTCTGTTCATGCAGAATCGGAACTTTGGAAGCAAGTAATCAATGAAACACAAGCACATAGATAACAATAAAATACATACCCAAGGAGGTATCGTGTATCCATTCAAGAAACGAACGATTCGAAAGGGCGAGCTTCGCAACGTGGAAGTCGAGCTGGTCTCGCTCCTCTTTGACGAGATGAATCCTGCCAATCAGAAAGGCTTTGTGGTCAAGAATGCCTCTGGCAGAAGCTTTGAACACAAGATCAACTCCACCAAGTTCAAGAGTGAAACAATGGGCACTCAGGGACGGCTTTACGTCACTCTGATGGAGCCCAACTTCCCCGACTCTCAGGGTGACTATTACACTCGGGAAGAGATTCAGAAAGCCTGTGACCACTTTGCCAAGCACGGCTTAGTCGGCAAGTGCGATGTAAACCACAATATGCAGCCTGTCCCGGAGTTCACCGTAGTGGAAAACTACATCCTCAAGACCAGCGACCGAGAGCATTTTCCCGATGCTAAAGTGGGCTCCTGGGTGCAAGTCCTCAAGTGCGAAAACCTGCAGAGTGATCTCTGGCAGAAGATCGAAAAGGGCGAGTTCAATGGCGTCTCGATCTATGGTCGGGCTGATGACTACCGCAGTGCCGAAGCCAGCCTTACCGAGATCAAGAATGAGCTCAACAGCTTACGTAAAGTGGCTGAGCACAATAAGAACAGTGAACTTCAGAAAGGCATCACAGCCATTACCGAGAAGATTACAGAGTTGGAAAAGAACAGCGGTTCGGCTACAGTAACCGATGCCGTCAAGAGCATCGAGAAGAGCCTCAAGGACTTGTCAGTGACCATGAGCAAAGCCATTTCCATAAGCATCCCCGGAGAGCCGGATGTGAACCAGCAGACTACTGACCGGGAAGTATCCATCGATGGTAACAAGATCATGGTTAAAGCTTCGCATCGTGAGATTTACAAAGGCATTGCCGATGTTGACTCGGGCAAAGCCATGAACATCCTCAATCCCAACAACACCTCGCTCTTCATTGATGAGGTGATCGGTTCTCACCCCGGAGATACGCTCTCGGATATTACTATCGTGCCATTGCTGAAAGATGAGTCTCTCGACATCGGTTTGGTGGAAGATCTGGTCTTCAAGAACAAGCTCGATGGTGCTCTGACTGCTCAGGACGTGGGCACAGGTGATATATCCATCCCCACCGGGATACTCAATGCTGAGTTCACTCTCGGAAGAGATGTGGTCGAGTTCTACAAGGACAAGTACGGAGAAGATGCCTTCGGAGCTTACGTGGAGAACCATATTGCCAAGAAGACCGAGAAGGCTATCCGTCTCTTGCTCTTCAGAGGTGATAGAACTTCCACCGCTGCAAAGCTTAAAGCACTGGACGGAGTTGTAAAACTCGCCACTGCCGCTACCAATGTAACCAACCTCTCCAAAGCTACCTATACCGACTGGGCAAAGCGCTTTGAAGCCGCTCTCCTGGCATTCTCTGATGAGATGCTCGAAGAGCAAGAGAGCTTCAAGTTCTATGTGAGTCACAAAGATCTGATCCGCATCAGAGCAGAGCTTGCCAAGCGTGAGACCGGAGCCGGAGATCGCCTGCTGCTCGAAGGCGGCAACGTCTCCTTTGCGGGTATTCCGGTAAAGCCCCGTCTCATGGCTGATGACTATATCATCGGCGGTCTGCCCAAGTTCATCATCATCGGCTATCGCACTGACGCAGAACTCAAAGTCGAGCATCATGGCGCGGATTGGAAGTACCACTGGTACATCCGTATCCGTCCCGGCATCACCTATCTCGATGGCTTCGTTAAAGTCTTCAAGTTAACCACCTAAGCAAGATAAGGAGTATCAATGGATTTTATATTCGCTAATCAGGAGTTTCTCCTCGGCCTAATCTCGGCTATTATCGTCTGGATCGTTTCCCGCTCAACAGGTAGGCTGATCGATAAGACTAAGGTCAATTCGGCTCTGGCAATCATCTTGGATATCGTGCAGGATATCAAGATCAATCCTGCTACCAGAGAACTCGATGACTATGCCAAGAAGCAGTTGGCAGTCGAACGAGCTACTAAAGCTCTTCCGGCTAAGCAGACTAACCTCGTGCTCAAAGTATTTGGAACCATCGGTGGCGCTATCGAGTACGTATTCCACAACCGTAAGTGGCTCTTCAGCATCGGTAAAGCCATCAAGGGAGTATTCTGATGCCGCAATACGTCTCTCAACCGACCTACCCAGCAGATATGTCCCCGGATGATCTGAAGTTCGCCAATCTCATGGACGTATTGGTTGCCGATAACGTCTATTTCGGAGTAGGCAGCTATGACACGGAAGGGGTTAACACGCTATATGCCACCCAACCGGATGTTAAATCTGAGTTAACCACCAACTTTAGCCTCTTGGGTGAGCTTGCCGAGAAGCCGGGTAAGGCAGACTCCAAAATCACCAAGCTCAAGACCCGGAACTATACGATACCCGGAAAGAGAACCAGTACGGTGGAGCTTACGATTGCCGGGCTCTCTACGGCGCAGAAGAACTACTTGGAGAGTCACGGCTTCATGAGCCAGGACGTAACCATAGTCGTAGTTTCCAAAGGCTTTGATAGAGTCGTCATCTTCAATGGTATGCGCTGGACTGTGGACTGGTCGGGAGAAGCCGATGGTCTGTTTTCGGTAATTATCTCCACAGAGTTCTCCGGAACCACCGCAGGCAGGATCTACCTGCGAAAAGACATACCTCCGGGGGTGTAAGATCGCATCCCTACGTAAATACGATATGAATCAAGGAGCTGTTATGGATTGCCGATGCAAACCTGAAATCAAACAGAAAATCGATAGCCTGCATTCTGAAATCTACGGCAATGGCAACAGCAGCAAATCTCTGATAACCAGAATGGCGAGAGTGGAGACGAATATGAAGCTGCTTCTAACCGTCTCCACTACCCAATTCTTCATGCTGATGGGCGTTGCCATCAAGATGTTCTGGGGAAACTAAGAAAGGATTGAATTCTATGAAGCGAGAAGTAACACTCAGCTATAACCAACTGCGGCAAATACTCTGCCTCACGATCTCGAACAAGACCTTGAAAGCCAAGCTTGAGGACTTCCTCTCCGGCAAGCTGACCAAGCTAAGTGAGGTGGATCTGCTTGAACTCATTTCCCAGTCGGAAGCCGATAAAGAGCTGATCAGGATCATTTCCAAGCAGGACCCGGACACCATGGATGCACTCGATGCACTGGAGCATATCTCCGCTTTTTTCGTCTATATCAGAGCCAACAAAGACAGGTTCAAAAGTTGGCTCGGGAGTTTCGGATTAGCGGTGACCACCGAAGCAAATACCCCTACGAGAGGTTCGAAATGATCCTGCGTAAACTGGGCTTCACCAATGAAGACTTCGACCAGCTCTCTCTGCCTGAGCTGTATCTGCGCCTGTGTCTGGCAGACCCGAAAAGAGATGTGTAATGGATGCATTGATCGGATGGATTGGCGGTAAACGCCTCCTCAGAAAGACCATAGCCCAATATGTTCCCAAAGATATCAAGGGCTATATCGAGCCCTTCGGTGGTGCAGCATGGATGCTGCTCTTCAAAGACAAGTGGGGTGATCTGGAAGTGTATAACGATCTGGATAACCGCTTGGTCAACCTGTTCATGCAGGTGAAATACCATCCTGATGAACTGATCAAGGAACTGGACTGGTTAGTAGCCAGCCGTAAGCTCTTTGTCGATATCCTCAAGCAGGAAGGATTAACCGAGATTCAGCGGGCTGCCAGGTTCATGTATCTGATCACTCGCAGCTTCGGCTCAAAAGGCGACAGTTTCGGCACTTCACAGAAGCGTGGCACTTCCAGTATGTATAACCGTCTGGAGCGTATCAAGGAACTGCACAAGCGTCTGGATATGGTCATTATCGAGAATCTCTCTTATGAGAAGGTGATTGAGAAATACGATACCAAGAGTAACTTCTTCTACTGCGATCCACCCTACATGCTGGGCTACACCTATGAGAACTCCAAACAGTTCAGTCATGAATCCTTGAGAGACATACTCAAGAGCATCAAAGGACGCTTCATTCTCAGCTATGACGATAACCCGGAAGTGCTAAAGCTATACAAAGGCTATGATATCAAGCATGTCACCCGAACCAAAGGTATCAACCGCAAGGAAGGCAAGAGTGACTTCAAGGAAGTGATCATCGCTAACTTCCCACTGGAGGATGCATGAACAGCATCATCTCCTGGGTAGGCGGCAAACGTCTCCTCCGCAAGAAGATACTTCCACTCATCCCCAAGCATGATATCTACTGTGAAGTCTTTGGCGGTGCTGCCTGGATACTGTTCGGCAAGAGCCCCAACAAGGAAGACTGGCAGACCGGACCCAAGAGCAGATACACGGAGGTCTATAACGACATCAATGGTGATCTGGTGAACTTCTGGCGCTATATCAAGCAGCACCCTGAAGCGTTTGTTACGGAGTTGAATCAGTACTTGGTATCAAGGGAGATGTTCGACACATTCGCCCAACATGAGCCCAAAACCGAGCTTGAGCGAGCTATCCGCTTCTACTTCCAGTTATCCTGCAGCTACGGTTCTCGATCCAAGAACTTCTGCATCATGCAGGGCTATAAATACATGCCACTGCGAAATCTGGAGAAGGTGAAAGCAGCCTCGGAACGGCTCAAGCAGGTGATCATCGAGAAGCAGGACTTTGAGAAGCTCATTACCCGCTTCGATACGCCCAATACCTTCTTCTACCTCGACCCACCCTATTACACAAAGGAGCATCTATACGATAGAGAAGACGCAAATCCCTTCAGCAAGCATGAAGAGTTTGCTACCATACTGAGAAGCATCAAGGGGAAGTTTCTGCTATCCTACAATAACGACCCTTACATCCGCACACTTTACCAAGGCTTCACCATTGATGAAGTCGAAGCGCAATACACTGTCTCTGGTGCCTTCCAGACTGAGACTGAGTTACTGGTTAGGAATTATCAGTGATGGATAATTTCTGCATCTCATTATGGATTCTCGTATTCTCTATCCGATACTCATTTACGTCGAAATCAAGAATATGCCGAATGAAGTCTATTGTATTTTCGTACTTCTTGGTAATGCTGATTGTGTATTTGAGGTTAGACAGAAGCTTAAGTATCTCTGATAGCTGGATGCCATCCGAGATTATGTCGTCACGTTTTTTTACCCATTTGTAAGCATAAGTCTCAAAATTGATGTTGCTTTTGTATGGTGGTAGGTACTGAATGAAGTTATCGCTTATCTCTTTTTCAAAAAATCCTCCGATGGGTTCTTTAATGAATAATCTGTCCAAAGCATACTTAGCACTTGGAGTAGTTATTACACCAATCCAATCAGTTGACTCATGCCATTCATATGCTTCATCCAAGGCATCACCCATAGCAATGCTTTCTTGCATATCGCAAAAAAAGTTACCAAAGCTAATCGCACCTCTGAAGAAAATACTCTGTTTGAAACTAAACATAAACACATCATCAAGTAATAAGCTTACAAAAGGGAAAAGTTTCTCAGGGAGAACATTCAAGTCTTCCCTACTGGATACACATATTACGATCGTATCTGACATAAAGATTGTTGCAAATCTTGCTAGTGGAATGTCAACTTTATTTTCAAGAAGATCGCATGTATGCGACACTTTCAGCTTTAGCTCTTTCCAGAAATCGAGAAATCTTGACATTCCAACTTTTGAGATGTACTCTCTGAACCCTAGTACATCAAGCATTATCACGTATCCTTTAGACACTGTAAATCCTTCTCCTTGCCCACCATCGATTGTCTTTGATGTGTTACCCATTCTTTTTCTCCCATTGTTATTCAATAGTCATGCAAGAAAGCAACTTGCACTTTTTCAGTCAATAACAAAATGCCAGACTTAAGCTTTAAACTCATACTAACCACAACAGATGCAAATGTTAAGCTTGCCGAAGTCAAGCAGGAGGCGGAGTCCGCCCAGTCTGTGGTGGAGAAGCCTGCTGCGGTTAAGATATCTGCTGAACAAGCACTCGCTACGATTCGTGATGTCAAGATCGCAGTTGATGGAGTCATCTCTGCAGTGGGTGGTTTGGTGCGATCCATGAACAGTCTGCTTGATGCATCTCTGGTGCAAAGACAGGCTATGATCCTGGCTTCGGTAGCTTTCGGAGAAGCTGCTGGGGAGATGGGGAATTTCGCATCCTCGATGCAGCAAGTTACCAACTTTGAGGATGATCAGCTCTTGTCTTTGATGTCCAAGCTATCCCAGACCTTCAAACTCAATAAGGATGAGATTCAACAGCTGGTGCCGGTACTGCTGGACTTCACAGAAGCTAACAAAGCCACCGGAATGAGCGTGGAGAGTGCCTTTGATCTCATGGGTCGTGCCCTGAATGGGCATACAGAGATGTTGGGTCGCTATGGCATTGAGTTGGATGATACCCGTCTCAAGACCGAAGGGGTATCCTATCTGGTCGAGAAGCTGGGCGAGGACTATGGCGGTACCGCTACTGCGCTGGCTGATCTTCGTCTGCAGAATGCCAATGCTTGGGGGGATATCAAAGAGACGGTTGGTGATATGCTGACTGTGCTGATCAACCCGCTATTGCATGGCTTGGGCTGGCTCATGGATGCCTACAACAGCTTATCCCCAATCATGAAAGGCTTCGTAACCGGATTGCTAATTGCAGTTCCGGTGATCGGAACCGTTACCACTGCCATAACTGCCTTGACCGCAGCCTATCATGCTCTAAGAGTAGCCATGAACCCGGTTGCCGGCATCATCGGTATCTCGGTGGGTGCCTTGTCTGCATTGGGCTTAGGTCTGGCTGCAGCTTCTATGAAAACAGATAACTTTGCCGAGTCTCAGGTATCGATGACTGACGAGATTAAAGAATGTAATCGCCAAGTATCTGTAGCTGCTGAGAGATTCAACCTTCTTGCCAGTCGCTTACTTGAGCTGCGATCCGCTACCAACCTCACAGCATCGGACAAGACAGATCTCAAGAACCTTATCCGAAGCATGAATGACCAGTATAGTGAGTACATCGGTAACATCGACCTTGCCACCGCATCTTACAATGAGCTTGCGTCAGCTTTACGAAGTGCTTCCGAAGCGTTGATCCAAAAGCAGATAGCCGAAGTCTATGGGGAGCGTTATCAGGCTCAACTTAGACAAGTGGCAGAGCTGCAAGTGCAGTACAACGACCTGATGAAGACGGCCAAAGAGAACCAGTCTCAGTTTATTCAGGATAGAGAGATGCTGCAGGGTGGCCCCAGTGACTATTGGAAGCTGAGTCCGGAGGCGAGGTTGAATAATCAGATTACTAATGTCCGTAACAACCTTAACAATGCCAAGGGTGATCTCAATGACTTCGCAGCCGCTTATCGCGAAGCTCTGATGGAACTACCGGACATGAGCTTAGGTGGTGGAGATAGTTCCGGTTCGACTAACACATCCCAATCCGATGCCAGACGCAGCGAGGAAGAGAGACGCTTGGAACAGCTGCGGCAGTTGCAGCAGAAGTATGATGTCTTGGCAATAGACGATGCTATCCTCAGAAAGCACAAAGAGATCGAAGTCCAGCGGGATGCGGAGCTTGTGAAGGCTCAGGCTCTTGGTGCCTCGGAAGAGCTGCTGCAATCAATCCGAGATCACTATGCCGATGAGTCAGTGAGAGTGGAAACGGAGGCTGCTGAAGCCAGAACCAGGCAGATTGAAGCAGAAACTGAGGAGAGACGCAAGGCATTGGAAGAGGAGCGCAGGCAACAGCAAGAGCTGAGTGACATGCGCTTCAACTTCGAACAACGTAGCCTTGACTTAGCCGGACAGACTTGGGAAGCTCAACTCAGAGCCATTGATGAATACTATGCCAAACGCAGAGAGAAGCTGCTTGAAGCCGGGCTTACGGAAGAGCAGATCACAGCCCAGTCCGAGCAAGCTAAAGCTCAGATCAGAGACCAATATGAAATGCGTAACCTGCAGGGAGCTCAGCAGATCATGCGAGACCTTGCCAAGACCAGTGAAATCTTCGGAAAGAAGGGCTTTGCCATGTGGAAGACACTGGCTATCGGACAGGCGATGATCGATACCTATGCTTCCGCTACTGCGGCATATAAGGCTATGGCGGGTATTCCGATTGTGGGTCCCGGACTGGCTATCACCGCAGCTGCTGCAGCTATCGGAGCCGGGCTTGCCAACGTAGCTGCAATACAGGCAACAGAACCGCCCAAGGCAGAGACTGGTGGGCTATTAGTCGGCAAGTCGCATAATGAGGGAGGCATCCTGATTGAAGCCGAAGGTGACGAGTATATTACCGCAAAAGACCGGGTAAGAGCCTTGGGCAGGAACCTCTTTGATTTCCTGAACTTCGCTCCCATCGAGAAGGTGAAGCTTGCCTTTGCCGGGCTTCCTATCCCTTCAGTGCCAATACCTCAATCCATCGGCTCATATTATGCCGCTGGTGGCTCTGTTTCAGGAAGAGGCAGCATGGATAGCATCATGGATACTATCGTCTCGGTGGTGCGGGAAGAGTTCAACAGCCTGCGTCAGAGCATCTCCGATAACAAACCCAACATCGAGATCAATGTCGATCCACTAAGTAATGACCCGGTCAAGGTCTCTGAGATCGCAGATACGGGCAAGATGATCAGGAGCGAGGTTTAGGTGAGCTATGTATAATCTCTTCAAGATCGACTTCGTGCAGGGCAAGACCGATGCTGCCGACTATAACCAAGTGAAGCACAGCCTGGAAGATACTGCCAGTGATCGGGTCATCATCAGCCTGAGTGTCTCTGCGGATAAGCTACAGTCCGTATCCAACTACAGCAGAGAGCCTAAGCGGCTGGTGTTTGAGTGTTTCCCCGATACCTGGATAGAGGATAATATCCTGAGTGGTAACAATGAGCATGAGCGTTACATCTCGCACTTCGAGGTTAAGGTATATCGGGATACAGTTCTGTTCTTTACAGGTATCATCGATACTTCCCAGTTGTCCTTTGATATCAGCACAGGTATTCTCAAGTTCACCTGCTACGATAAGATCAAGCTGCTTTCGGTATTCTCCGATCTCACTCACTACTATAGCCTTACTGCAGGTTACCTGCCCGTCTGGATACTGGCTTACTTCCTGCAGGATATTCAGCAGACCATCCCGGTCAACATACCCTACTCCAATCAGTTCGTCACTCCCATCTTTAACATCACCAGTGGCAATATGCTGACACTTGCCCAGGTCGATTATGACGATCTTATTCTGTTCCCCAATCCCACCGGAGGCTGGACATACAGTTATCATGGCAATGGCTGGCCGGGTCCCAGATATGGCTATCGGGTAGACACTGCCTCCAATACTGTCACCTTCATCTTTGCCCACAAGGTGATCATCCAGGCTGTGTACCCCAGTCCTGCCACCACCAGATATCAGGGGAGATTCCGGGGCAGGATATATCGCTTCTACAATAGCATCTGTCCCGTGATTCAGGACTATGACGAAAAGACCGACTGGGTCGACTCGCTTAGCTCATTGGACAATGCCTCCAACGAGTTCATCGGCTTCTTCATCTCCAATGGAGTATCGGAAAGTAGCCTTTACAGCATGGTAAGTGGTGGAGTGATTGACGGCAAAGGTTATGGTAGTGGTCATTCGATCAATCACCAAGTTTATGCCACCTTCAATGGTAATCTGTATCCGACTCGTCTGCAGCCCGGAACTGCTTACGAGACCTACAAGGATGATCAGACCGACAATATCAAGGTGCTCAAGGCAATGCTCATGCTCTATAATGCCACCATCTTCACTGATGCCATCGGCAGGATCGTGCTCAAGAACAAAGATGCCTATTCAACTAACACCATCGATATTGATGACAAGGATGTGGTATCTTTCATAGTTAAGCGGGGTAATCAAGAGAAACCGCAGATTGAAGAGATCGATATCCTTGCCGGAGATACCACTCAACTGCAGGGCATCATCAAGAACCGCCTCATCGACTTCTATGACTCCATGTGGAGCATTGAAGCAGTGATCGACCAGTTATCCAAATACGATCTCTTGCTCCAATCTAGGATACGCATCCAAGACAAGATCTACGCCATTACCGAGACTGAGAAGGACTATATTAAAGACGAGTACAAGGTGAAAGCATGGCTGCTATAAAAGGCTTCAGGCTCATCAGATGGAGCTCTGAAGGGATATTCTTCTTAATCTGTGAACATGGGGAAGTCGAGTACATCCCCAGCCGTAAGTATCGCATCGAGAAGAAGAATGCCTTTAACCCCACCATCGTGCACCAAAGAGAAGAGTACCGTGAGGATGGCTTTGATCTGCAAGTGACCCTGAATCCAAGCGAGTATTACAACCTCCTGAGCTTCCTGAACAATACCGGAAAGCTCTATCTTGAATACACCGCTTTCGATACCATCAAGAGCCAGTTCCCCGTGACAATCAGCCAACTTCCCAAGTGTCCGGATGATCTGCATGAATATCCGGAGAAGATCAAGTTCAGCCTGGAATCGAGATACATCGGTTCACCCGGCTACATCGACTTCAGCATCATCATAGTCCAGGATGATGACGAGATGGTCAGTGGCAGTCAGCAGAACTGAGAATACTGACCTAGCAAACATAAAAGACCAATAGGAGCATAGATGTTTAAATACGGAATTAGCTACTACACAGTAGAAAATGGAGAGCGTAAACCCGAATCAGGAGTGGATGTCCGTCTGCTTAGACCGGGAGCAGATTGGCAGACCGGAATCCCTCTCATCGAGACTGGTGATACCGGCTATTACGAATGCTTTATCGTAGACGAGAAGGACTGCGGCTTCTATGAGATCTGGGACAACCGCAACGACCCCATTGGCAGCTTCAGTGGCAAGTACTGCACCATCGGCAAGCTCGATGCCAGAGGCTTACAGAACCGCTGTATATTCTCCAATCACATTGAGGATGGAGCCGTCACTGCCTCTAAGATAGCTAAGGGATCGATCTCTTCCAACCATCTGGATGATAGCACCTTCAAGCTCACCAAGCTGCAGCATGAGATACAAAACGAGTTCAGGGGAGTAGGAGATAATACTCAAGGCAGTCCTGCCAGACTCAGAGACGACCGTTTTATCAATCATACCCTCGATATGGTATACGAAGAGCCACCCCACCTTATCCTAACCAATATGTGCAACGCTCATCTCTTCATAGATGGCACTAAGACCGATAAGGGACAGGTAATCGTCACCATCGGCATCGGTGCCCACTTCGAAGGAGAAGAAGCCAAGTACCAGATCCTTGCCATCGCCACCGATAAACCCTAA